GCCGCTAGTGTTTGCGCTCCTAAAGAAGTTCTTGCAGTTGCTCCAGTTTCAAGAACAAAGGTTGAACCATTTCCAACGATTACTCCGCCATCTGTTGTTGCTAATCCTGCAATTGCAGCAAGCTCGGCATCATAAGCTTGAACATTTGTCCCGATAACCAGCCCTAAAGCTGTTCGAGCTGCACCGGCTGAAGTTGCACCTGTACCACCATCGCTAATGGCAAGCGTTCCTGTTATTGAACTTGCAGCTAAGTCAACAGCAATTTCTGTGGACTCAATTACCAGACCACCGTTACTTTTTAAATCAACAGAATAAACATTTCCAGTCCTATCAAGTCCATCCCCTGCACTTGTAACCCCCGCAGAACTGAATTGAGTGAAAGCTAAATTATTTGTCCCAACAACTGCTGATCCTTTATCAGTAGAACATACCCAACCTGTATCGCTGCCAACACTACCTGACTCAATAAAGACAAAAGCACCAGCAGCATCAGCCCCTGCTGCAAGGTCGTCGGTTCTTGTCCAACTTCCTCCACTTACGACTTTGTAAAGTCCATTCTGAGATGCTGTGCTTTGATCTTTGACAAGCACTCGATCATCAGCAGATAGCGAAACGCCGTCTACAGTCTGAGTACCACTGAGAGTTATATTTGCTGTCGTTGCAACTTTTACGGATTGTTTGACATCTAATCCTTCCGCAGTGCTGTCAACATATCCTTTAGTTGCCGCATCAGTATCAGCCGCAGGAGCAGCCAAGCCTGTAATCTTTTGACTGTTTAAAGCAACCGCACCATCAGGAGCAGTAAATTCATTCAGCTTTAACAGGTCAGCAGCAACTAAAGCTCTGAAAGTAGGAGCCGCAGCCGATCCACTCGCAGGACCAACAAGAACTGTATTGGCTGTTTTTGTATCTGTTTTGCTAAAAAATGCTCCAGCACCACCAACGGTGATGATTGAACTTGCAGAAGGTGGAGTTGAACCGTTATCACCAAAACCGTAGTAAAGTTTTAAATCACTTTCATTAAACGCTAATTCTGAAGGAGATAAACTTGAGGGTGCGCCATCTGCACCACTAGCAGCTCTCTTTTTAATTCTGATTGTGTTGGCCACTAGAACGATCCTCCGTTAGTAAGTGTGTCTGTAGTCCATGTGCTGTCTGCTTTATAGCTTGAAGCACTACTATCATAATAAATGATACTTTTGCTGACCCTGCTTGAGTCACTTAACCCTGTACCACTTGTAGAAAAAGCTGGCCCTTGTGGGCCTTGAGTTGCAACTTCTATGGTTGAACTATTGCTCTCGTCAACAGTTACAGTGTTTTTATTGGTTGTGATATTTACTGTGGTCATGCAGTGTATCCTTCATCCATATAAATAGTACCTTCTAACCAGTATTCTTTCAGCCCTGCTGGATTTGTTAATAGCACATCATACTTATATTCATCAGCAGTAAAAGTTGTTGTCTGTGTATCAGTCACTTTCCAATCGAAAGCCCCATTGGTTTGATTTGTATAAGTACAAGTTGCATCAGCCGCCTTAGTAGTACGTCCAGAATCCCAAATCTGAGAAGCGACTGTGTAACCTGAAAGATTAACGGCACTTCCTCCTGAGTCTTTCAACGTAACAGACACACTATGGTCTGACCTTCGTTGGATCGTCATGTCATACGTTCCCGGTGCTATTGCCATAAGCTTGTTGCCTTTGGCTTCAGTATATCAAGACTCCACTGGTTTTAGCCTATAACCAAAACTAAACCGATCACAATCACTCCCTGCACAATGCCAGAAATAAGGTCTTTTACTTGAAACAGCAAACCGCCTAACAGTTAAACCTTTATCGTCATAATCAGTAATTACTTTACCTCCTTCTAAATATCTAAAGAATGACTCACCTTGCTCAGAAGCATAGGTAACATAAAGCCTTTCTTCTGGCATTTTATAATTTGTATGCCAACCCATAAAACCTGTTGGTGGATAATAAAAATGACCAGAAATATAAATAGATTTATTAGAATAAATTTCTTTTAAAATATGTAAAAGTTTGCTGGAAATCCCCGCTGAAAATCTATGAAGATTCTTTTCATTGGCTGTGTCAATCTGTTTATCTACAACAGATCCTAACGCTTCTTCTGAAAGATAATCTTTCCATTTTTCTTGAGGTCTTTTCCCTATTCTTTTTGCTTGTAGTTTTATGTCCTGAATATATGGTTCTATTACTTTTTCAATTTTATCTTTAACAGAGGTGGAGTAGGTTTCTTTAAGCATTGATTTTGTCTTCGTACTTCAAATTATAATCAATTGCCATAATGTCAGGAACATAATCGGCTAAATCAGCCGCTTTTGTGTACTTTGAAAGGTCAACATTTAAACAGTTTTTTAAAGAATTAATATCAGCATCTATCTCCGCAGCTATTGAAGTTTTACTGTTTGCAGTAGCTTTAACTTTCAAGTAATCAAGTGTCGTAAGAAGGTGATCTCTCATAGGCTTAATATCTTCTAGCAATGAAGCCATTATCGCTTCATAATCAACCACAACTTTAGTTGGGTTTGTATAATCATCAAAACTACAGTATAGAATTTCATTGTATTTAATGCGCTCGTCTTCATCTTTCATGCTGTCTGTCATATCGGGAGCAGACAAATAAGCAGCCCCTTCAGGAATCACATCCATTGCAATTAATTCTGCTGGGGTTTTATCAGATACAACTGTTGCTAATTTCGTTGTGCTTTTATCGTAATTGTAGAAAATAGTAGTCATCAGGAAAAGAAAGCGATAGAAATGTAAGCGGGATCTGCTGCGACTCTTTTATAAGTAAAAGCCCTGTCTCCATCATCAGACGACCCATAAGCGGGTTCACTGTCAAAACGATAAGCGGTAATATTAAAGCTGTTTGTACTACGACTTGAAATAAAAGCAACATTCATATTATCTGTCAGCCCTGTGTTATTTGGATTTGAGCCATCACCCGTTGTGTAGTTTCCTACTGTCCTGACGGCACTTTCTCGAATGTTACCAATAACAACTCCATAGCTTGTGCCGTTTCTAATTGAAGCATCAATCGTAACTGTATAAAGTCCAGTTCCAGTTCTTGAAACTGTTAAATTTGTATTCTTAATTACGTTGGCACTTCCGTCAAAAGCAATAGCACCTTTGATAATTAAAGTCGTTGCTGCTGGAGTGCCCCAACTTAAGACCCCTGATCCATCAGTTTTTAAAAATTCGCCTGTTCCTCCATCGGTTGTTGGAAGAGTCAAAGTGTAATTTGACGAAATATCAGAGGGAGACTTAATTGCGGCATAGTTAGAATTATTGCTGTCATGTATTCTTAAACTTTTATTGTCATAAATATCTAAACCATCTGTGTGGAATTTGGCTCTTGTATTCCCACCTATTGAAATACCTATTTCATCAGCTCCAGACCTATATAAACCCAAATTTGTGTCGGAAGAAAAACTAAATGCTGGGTCTGCCGCCGATCCGTTCGTTCCTCTTAACGGAAGCTTTGGTTCACTAGCTGTGGAGGTAAAAGTATGAACATCTGTATTTCCTGCAAGGATGTCTAATTCATTTGTTGCCCCAAAATAGATTCCTGTGTCTGTATCTGCTGCATTTCTAATTGGCAAGCTAGAACTTGATCCAGCAGGAAATCCCACGTTTCCTGTAAAGGTCGGGCTGGCTTCTGTTGCATGACCAAAGTTAGCGGCAATATTCCCAAGCGTTGTATAGTTTGCCGATGTTGTTCCTGATCCTGTTTTAACTTTAAGCGTGTCAGGAGTTGTGCTTGTATCTATCCATAATTGACCTGTTGCAGATCCAGCCGCAGGGGGTGGAGTCGATCCTGAACTTGTTGAATAAAGATCAGTAAGGTTTTCATTTATGTCAGCCCTTACGTTTGCTCCAGTGGAGTTAGGTATCGGGTAATTACCAACTGAAACTTGTGCCATTAGTTAAGCCTTTCCATGTCCTGTTGCCGTCCAAGTAAATGCTCTTGCTTGTCGGGCGTTGCTTGCATTGTAGATCGAGATAGTGAAATTAGTAGCACTTGTGGAAGCAATTGTGTAATAGTCTCCAGTTGTTGTTGCACTGAAGGTAATTCCAATTGCTGGTGTTGCTGCGAATTTCTTTCCGAAAGTAACCGTTAAATCATTACTGTTTGAAGTTGTTCCGCTTCCCGATTCAGTTCGTCTTCCCATCATTGGTTGAACCCTTAACTGATCAACTGCTATTTGTTCTAAATTCCCACCTGTTGTAAATTCAGCCTTTAATTCATATTTTCTACAACTAATCTGTGCATTGTTATAAATCCTCCAACTAGTCCAATCACTGTTTGAAGGACTTGCTACTTGAGTTGTTCGGACATAAAGTTTTACATCACAATTAGAAGGAGCCGTACCATCAATACTTGTCTGATTATCCCAATTAGCCCAAGTATCAACCGTGTCAGCATAAGGAAAGAAAGATCTAGCTCTTAAAGTACTAAGTAGTGAAATTGAATAAATATCACCAAGATCTATAGGATTATTTTGAAAAGTATAAGTTCCTGTTGTGTTTAAAGTTGCATTACCTCCTGAACTTCCTCCATCTACTGAAAGTAATAGTTCTCCACTTGCAACCGTAAGGTTTGTCTTGCTGCC